CCCCTAGAAGAGCAGTTGAGCAGGAAGCTTCTCAAGATGAGAAGGGTTCAATGTGTCGTCATAAACTGGTTTAACACCATAATCCACAGAGTAAATTAACTCGAGAATTGGAAGACGAACAACATCACCAAAGCTGAGGTCTAAAATAGACGATCTCAACATTTCCCACTCAAAGAGAGAACCGCCATACCTCTCCTGAAGATCCAAGATGGACACTTCCTCAGGAAGCAGAGATAATCCGGCTCTCTCTCGGACTGCATTGATTAACAACGAGCCTGGTTCGTTGACCAAACTGTTAGCTAGCTGACGAATTAAAAGCTCCGTCTTCTGACTATCAGTCAAGAGCTTAAATTCTGAATATGTGACCCCGAAGGAAGCGGCGCAGGGCTCCCCATCTGTGATTCCAAAACTTCTTAAGATACATCCGTATACTTTCCATGACCTTTTTCCATTGTAGGCCCTTTTAAGGAAAGTAACTGCGTTGAATGATTCTTTTGGTGCTACTTCAAGGACCCACCCATATCTGAGGGCACCTTGAATAAGTGCTTCTGTAAATGAAATGTCTCCATTCAAACACAGAAGCTCGTAAGCACCAAGAGCTATGGCCACACTTGCAATATTATTTAATACTGAAGTCAATCGTGAACCAGAAAACTCAAAGAAGAAAAGGCAAAGTAACCGAACATACTCGGTATACTCGCACGGGTTATGAACTGTGGTACAACGGGCACATTGCGCTAACAACATGTCGACCGTAAACCCCAGTTTAAATAGCTTAGCTAACTGTTTGACACTCGCGAAAATGGCAAACCCGTTGGAGGCATCACAAGATGAAATATCAGTCTCATAAACATAAGTTCTACCATTATATTTATGAACCGCAAATCCATCATCCGAAAAATAGTAATATGCAAAACTACCTTCAGAAAGTTGTGATGCCTTCTTAAACAATGCATCCGACTGCGAAGCTTCTTGACAATCGCAAAATTCGACGATAAATTGAGGAGGAGTGGAAAAATGATCTTCCACTCCAAAGGATTTGGTCGTTGGGCACACTTCAGCAAGGTCGATTGGTCTGGTAAATGCTTTCTTCAAAACATCAGCTCCCACATTATCGGCGAGACATAAATGTCCGGCCGTGGCGTATAAACGCCCGACTTTACCTACTTTTCCTGCTTCCCATTTAAATTTTGACTCAAATTCTCCCTCATTAGACAAAATCTTGTCTAAAGTCTTATCATCGAGAACATATTGCGAATACAAAAGCCTCTTCGGGTGTGGCAACTTAACAAAAGATCTCAAGATTTCCGAACGGTCATACAACCAGTGAATTGGTGAGTAGACATATTCAATGACTCCATTAAAAATGCTCTCAAATCCACTTCTAATATGATCTCGGATTTGTTCTAAAATACCGCCACATGATTGTTTACCAATGTGGCGAAGAACTTTTGAAAAATTTCCTGTCCCTTCCCTAGCAAGAAAACAACGACTACGTGAAGGTTTCCCGGTCTCCACTGTCATCTTCCTACTTTCCAACATATAACACGGCTGTGGCTCAAATACATCGGAATCTTCTGATAGTGGCATTGGTGTGTAAGTGAATCTGGCACCACACAACTTTGCACAATCATCTATCACATCAAGATCGAAATCTCTAAGCAGAGCTAACTGCCTTGAAACCATTTCTTCCTCTTGATCGTTCCTACATTTAAAATATCTCGCCATTGCCCTGCACACGTTCTGCCCAGTTGTCGCATAATACATGAATTGGTTAACAGGCATAAACCTAAAAAACGCCCTCTTATTTCGAGGACCTTCTGATATTCGTTTATTGGTTTTGAATTCTGGATAACGTATAACGTTACCTTGTCTATCAAAATCCATGGAAAAACCTTCGCTTTTAACTATCTTCCAAGCCATGTTCCATCGATATTGAGCTTGTGGAGATGGTTCAGTTGGAATAACTGTTACCTGACCACATGCGAAGCTAGATCTAGTATTAATCAAAGCCTGCTGACACTCATTTGGAACGGCTCGAAGAGAATTTTTATAACAATAAAAAACAAAAGTTCCCCTCTTAACCTCCTCCGTTGCACCTGCTAAAAGTTCCCTGACTGCTCGAAAACATGCTGCATAATTCCTGGACTCATCAGGAAGAATGCCAAGCTTGTCAACAAGAGCCTCATAAAAGTAGTCATGAACCAAATACGGTCCCTCTACCTGCCCGCCAAGATTTGCCTTAAAATGAGTAAATTTAGGAATTTGAACATAAGAAGTAGTCTTATAGCAATCAAAGATTATATCTTCCTTCTCAGGAAGAACGAACTCGATTCGACCTTTGTCTACTATATAAAAATTTTCCTCGTTCACTTTCCTAATGACTCTCTTCGGCTTCTCCTCCTCTTCATCATCTGATTCCTCATCAGGAATTAAGGGAGGTGGGATGTCGGCTGGATCGTGATTAAACTTGCAATTATCCCTAGTACAATTCCCCTTTATGTAATCTCTACACGGTTTATTGATCTTCGGTTCTTGCCCAGTTTTCTTCTTATGAGGGGTAGTAGATGCATGCAACATCTTATTCCGTGCTTCTTTTTTTACCCTTTTATCTGGTGGAACATCGTCTCCGTTAGTCCATTCACCATTATTCCCATTAATCTGGGATAAGGGATATAAATTGAACGGTTCATTGACTGAGCCGTTTTCGCAAGAATCACGCAATAATACCTCATTATCATAAGTATCTTCACTATCCTCAGCCTCTAATAGTCTGGACCATGCAAAATGCCCTGCCGTACCTTCTTCATGACATCCGTAATACAATCTACATCCTCTACAGAATATAGACGTAACGTACCAATCTACGCGACGCATGAAAAAACCACATTCAGGACATCTATCAAAGGTAATGCTCGGTATCAACCTGTTAATGGTATCTATCAAATCAAAATCAACTACCATCTCTGGTATTGATATACTAATCGAATAGTCCACTTCATTAACTGGTCTATCATCACCATTGGTCCATTCACCATTATTCCCATTCAAACTACTGACTACAACAAAATTTTTAATTTTATAAAAAACACATATATACACATAAAACAATACACACAAACAAAAATTAACCTTAACTAAACACACATTTTTACACACGACACAAACATACACAAAGAACACAGAACTCACACAACCACATGACACAAATAAATAATTTAAAACATAAAACCACTCATTGGCGCCATGGGTTGCAGCTCCGCAAGCTACAACCCCGCCCCATCATCTGAGTGTTGGCCCACCCACACCAAGGTCCATCAGGATCATATCAGCTTCTAATGTATGAGAGGCTGCGGTTGGGACTGTATATGGCTTAAGATAAGCAAAAATGTTCTTAAGATCATTTTCAAAAACCTTAAAGCAAAAGCAACCACAATTTGCTTGAATAGATGTACCCGGAATATCTGGTTTACTCTCAAACCACTCCCCTCCTTCCCGCCACAAATATTGGACATCACCACCAACAAGTGAAGTGTCCAATAATTGCATAAGATGTGCATTACCAGTGACAGAATGAGCAGCGGAAGTACGTGACCACCAAGATCCAAAGATAATCGTCTCCTTCCTAACATTAAGGAACTGGATGACGGTATTTGGACTTGAATCGGCATACCTAACATCTGCCAAAGTGCCAGAAGCAGTGATCTTATTAGGCTGGGGCCACAAATAATTGGTTGCGGCAACTGCAGGGGTAGTGAATTTCCAAGTGGCATGGTGATAACCCTGAGATTGAGTTCCGAGTCTAGGTCTAGACAAAACCAAATCATAAGCCACCCAAATTTCACCAAGAACTGCGTTAGCAGCAAATCCAGAAGTAAGTTGGGATGCAATATAAAACGTTCCAATATCTGTAGAAGTTAAAGGAAGTGAAGAAGTTCCATTTCTTATATAATAAGAATTTTGGACATTTTCAGCACATTCTATACCGTAAGCCATACTTTCATCAGGACGACCTGAAAGGGCATAAGCGCTGTTCTCCATCTGGGTCTTGGTCGTGAACGGAGGATTTTGAGCGTTGTATTCAGCTGCCATGATTATAGAACCCATAGCTGATGAAGAGTTGTAAGATGAAGTTGTTGATTTATAATAAAAAACAACCCCATCATACTTAACTTCCTCATATTGGTTAGCTTGAACACAAAGCCAAGGAAAGGTAATTGGTAAACCAGGATTGATACTTAAAGAAAGTATGTTGAATTTTGTAGGATCACTCCCACATGATAAGTCACGCACATACTCTTTATGTCTAACTCGGACCCCTTGGGTTCCAAAATCAGGCATACCTTTAAGACCACCTTTTATCAGAGAATTACTTTTAACAGTAACCTGATTGGTTAAGTAATCACCATGACCGGTAAGACGGGCAAGCCCGTTACCGACCATCCTACCTACATTCTGACCACCAGATGGATTACCAAGATACATCCCAGCCATCGCACCAATAGTGGATGAAACCTTCCTGAGTGCTACCCTGACCTTATCCTGTTCCTTCTGAATTGCGTTGTAGTCCCCGTGCCCGCGTAGCACAACCCGTTGAGGTTTTGGGGTTTTCTTTGGTTTTTTCTTTCCTCCACCAACGCCTAGGGGTCTGATTGAGCAAACACAAAAGAAGCCACCAGGGACTCGAGAGCGGATAAACTCCCTACGGCAATCTCGGAATAGGAAGCTTGCAACCTTCTCAAAATGAGGATCTGGGTTGTTCGATATGATTTGAACAACGGGAGAGGAATTCATAATGACTTGACAGTAATTTGCGGTACACCCCAAATCACGTGCCACAAGAAAATATTCTTGGGTATCAATGTCATACAGAAGAATTCTCGAATCCTCGGTATGGAAAATTGCATCGTCAGGAATATCCGGAATTTCCGACGAATTCACATAAAGACGATTTTTCTTCACTGAAGTACAATTACTTCCGTTCTGAAAAGTTGAAAATTCAGGGTAAGTAAAAATTTGATCTTCAGTTGAAGGATAAAAATCATCGTATGTGTTAACAGGTTCTGGAATCGGGTCTAGCGCAGATCCGCCGATACCAAAACAAGAGTAAGTCAACAATCCATCATCATGAAGAAAGAATGTATCTTCATTCCATGAATGTGGGTTGAAAACTTTGCCATCTCGTTTGATGGCTAACGTCATTTGATTGTCTGCACATGCTTTAAAAGACTCGTTCAGTGCCAACAACTCGCTAAAGTTGATGAAAATTGAACGGGGTCCCTTATCTGCATGTAGACGTAACTTAATGAAGTCGTCGTCTGGATCTCTTGATGCAAACTGGAAAATCCTGGCTTGAAAATCGCTAGATTTAAGCCATTCATCTCTAGAATGAGGGTTTTTCACCAAATCAAAAAGAGAAACAGTGGGTGTGAAGACTGCAGAAACCGTTTTCTGCCGTTTAAGTTGAGTTTTGCCCAACAATGGAAATTTAAATTCTGTTTCCGAACCAGAAGACATGTACGCTCCCATATCTGGAGTGGT